TTTGAACGTAATATGGGGAGCCTGGCACATCGCATTCGCACATTGATACGGGCATCTGGCAAGTTTCACACAATTCAAGCTTCTCATGCAATCTACAAGAATTATCTATAAGAGAGCGTTGATTCTTAAAATATTGAGCAGAATCGTTTCTAATCCAGCGTAGCACATCAGCTAGACTAGCTCTCTCCATTCCGTCCACCAATCGCCAACCAATAGTCGGCGATCTACCTTCTACGGATGATGCAATTGGATACGATTGTTCAACTTTCAATTCCCACAAATTTGGCAAGTGCCTTTCTTCGTCGTCAACATTTTGAGCCACTTTTTCAGGATCCAACATACTGTTAGTTTGAAATTGACTCTTAACGCTAACTGTAATCGTAATATTTTCCCTACGAGTAATCGAAGTTGGTTCATTGGAATAAACAGTGGCACATGAGTCTTTGACATTTTTGGTTATAACTACTACTTTTGGTGAAATAGCAACTTTACCTTTTTGTGCCAAATCGGCCTTAACAGCTTGAGTGGGAACGTTGTTACAAAAGCGAATGATCTTATCAGTAGTCGCTTCTTGTACAAAATCTGCTTTTGTGTTTCCAATATCATCCAAATGGATGCCAGTGACGGAAGATCGAATGTTGGAATCATACTTATCGGATTCATTAACTGTAACAATTTGCTCTGGTTGATTATTAAAACCATTCACACCCAAGGTGTACACCATGAGTATGTGAGCTAATGACGATTTACCTACAGCAGTACGCCCAAACAATCCAATTGTATACGGGGCGACTCTCATTCCTCCAAAAACCCGTGATTGGTTGAATTCGGCTATCCAAGAAAGCACTTTGTCTCTATACTTCAAGAACATGGCTCTCTCAAAACTACCCACTGAGAGTTTGCTCAAATTATTGGCCATTTCTAAACATTCTTCAAGCTCATAAGCAAACGTCTCATCCTCTATTTGCCCGAATTTTTGTAAATTGCCACATGAGTGGTAGCTCATGTTCATAGTACAACGTTGATACAATTCTTGGAATCTTTGCGTGTCCAGATTGCCATAAAACAACGGCTTTAGGGACCCTGTTTCAAAGCACAAATAACCAGTTTCCATGAAATGTACAAATGTCGATAATGCAGCTCCCATCAAATCGGAAGCTGTGTATTGTACTTTCTTTGAGGATTCGGCAAACATTGTTAAGCTAGATAAATCGAATCCAAATGCTGTGATCTCACAAATTCCAAGTGCGACGCAAATACTTACGAGCTTGGAAACCTTTTCAAAAGCTGGATTTGCACGTACCAATTGCCATTTTGTATTAGCATCTCGCAGCACACGTAACCAAGATGGAGCCGGTTCGCCACTTTGTGGTTGCAAGGCGGCACCATCGTCACGTAAAATGCCTAATAAGCTCTCAGTCGCAATTGCTAAAAAGCTTTCACGAGTAAAAGTTTTGGCATACAGTGCCAATGTGAGGGTAATATCTCCCCACGTTTTGTCCCTACTCAATTTCATATATAAGATAAGCATATTCTCAAAAATATTAAGAACTTCACGTTGCTCCATGCCCATGTTTTTCAAAGCCGCTCGCACTGCTTGCATTGGGTTAAGAGCTACAGTGCACTCATCTCTCTTCCTCGTGATACTTCCTTTACTGTAGTCTTCCAAACTCTTTCCAATCTCCCAAGAAGAGTTCTCTACCACTTTTTGATACTTACTGTTTCTGCACATATGATAATGCAAATTCTTTTGAAATGGGTAAGATGTGTGGGGTAGCTGTTTTTCTTGCGGTCCAGCTTCCGCGTTGTTCTCACTTTCGTGATCACTATGTGAGTTGAAGTCAATATCGCCTTCTTCAACTGTTTCCACTTTAATATCATCATGATAAGATGAGCACATTTCTTCCTCTAGAGTGTGCTCTGACAAACAATCTGGTGGAAGATTGTCTTCAATATCACTCAAACCTGCTTGAGGACCCAGGGGTTTATTCCCAAGATCCTTCCTAACCTTCTTCATGGCCTTAACTTGTGCCATTTTATTCTTTTTTCCGTCTTTATCTCCTTTTTTATCCTTCCATCTTCTTTGTTTCGCAAACTTACTTTGTGCGAACTGTTTCTCTTCTCCTGATTGACCTTCAAGAGAATCGCTCTTTTCCTGAGCGGAGGGTAAAACTATTTGTGGGGGCAAAATGCCCCCACTCCTTGCAAGAAATTCTACAGAGTATGCCTCCATAGTGGTTGCTGGTGTGCTCTTGTCGGAACTCACCAGCAGCCACTAGAAGACACACCCAGATAGAACCTCAAGCAAGAAAACCAACTTATGATTTCCTTTACTTGATCGTGGTTCTAAAGGGCAGTCGTCCCACAAAAGACAAAAATATTAATACTTCTGTATAATGTGGTAGACACAACATCGACACTAATACCTATTTTGCTGCAACGCGCTTCCAAACGGCTACATTATTCGCTGCGCAAACTAATAGTAAAGATTGACATTTCCCAGGACAGTAAAACGCTTAATACGGATGCCTCTGTCTCCCGATTGGGCGTAAACCCCTGATACCCGGTTGGGTGTGGCCCGCTAGGTGCGTGCCGGTTAGGTATGCTAGACCTGAGTGTTCATCGCATCGCATTAAGAGTACACTCTTTAAAAAGCTATAGTTATCTTAAACTCTTAATACTAAATATCATACTGATCAGCGTAATCAGTAATCCATACACATTATGCCCTTGTGCGACTAGGGGAGTGAATACACTCATTTGTGGTTGCCGGTCCAGGCCACGGATTCTGCTACTTTGCAGACACCGTCGTTGTGATTTTTATCAAAACGAACTTGTCATATAAAATCATTAGAGTTGGTCAAACTCTTCAAAATATATAACTAATAAACATAAAATGACCGGGTTTTACTTTTTTGAGGAAAGTAATAAAACCTATTAGCATTTATCGATATGCTAAATCGTATGTAAAATGTGAACCAAATAATTTGAGTCTGATGGAAATCGTAATCTCCATTAGACATCTACTAGGGGTAGTCCTTAAACTACAATTACCACCATGAACC